GAGTGAGATCTTGATCGAGTCGGCGAGGGCGATCGTCTCGGGGCGCCGGCGCGGCCCCCGACGGATACGCGCCCGGTCGGCAGCGGCAGTGCGGACGGGATCCGCGCCAGCGACGAGCGCCTCCTGGAGGATGGGCCCGCGCAGGTGCTTGGGCAGCGCGAGCAGTGCTTCCTTGAGCTGCTTCCCACCCTTAAAGGCCATCGTCACGCCATCACTCATCAGACTCCTCGCTGTGTCGTGCCGAGATGCAGGCTGGCCCGCCGGCCGATTTCCTGCACCTCGTTGATGTCGAACAGTACGCCCCGCTCGTTGACCTGCATCTTCGTCTCGACGCCGGGGACATAGTGCCGCAGCTCCCAGCGGTATGCCGCGGTCGCCTGGAGCTGGCGCGCCGCCACGCCCTCCTCGCCGCCCAGCGGCACCTTCTTCGCCCACACCGTCCCGACGAGGACGGGAGCCCCGGGGACCATCTCTCCGCTCGAGTTCTGCGTCTCCGACACTGACTCGATCGTGATCAGCCGGTCGCATTCCCCTGCCCGCACGGCCATGTCAAGCTCCCCAGAAAACGAACGCGCCCCGAAGCGTGGCCCGCTTGGGTTGGGCTGCTCCGGAGCGCCAGGAACGCGGGTTGACTCCGCTCCTACTAATCTACGCCCGCCACCCGAGGCGGGCAAATCTCAGAAGGCCGTGATCATGTAGGGCGCACAGAGCGCCTCGACGGCGAACTCGATCTCCTTCGAGATCGTCCCCGTCAGGACCACTTCTCGATTGGCGAACCAGTGCCCGATGAGGAGCAGCATGGCCTGCCGGAGCGGCTCGGGGACGTCGGCGGGGGACTCGTACCCATGCACGGCCCGGATCGTCACCGCCTCCGGCTCGCTCCAGGTGCCGGGCCAGCTCACGCCCGGCGCCCGGATGATCCGCGGGCACCAGTGCTTGTCGGCCCCCAGGCTGTAGTTGCCCGCACCCCAGACCACCGGGGCGCCGCTCGCGTCCCGATAGGTGATGGACGTGATCGACTGCACCGGGGGGAGCGGCAGCCCGATCCAGCTGCAGACGGGGAATCGGTCGAGCGTGTACTCCCACGTCTGGGGGGCGAGCGCGCGGCCGAGGATCCCGTCCCGGCCGTCGAGGTAGGCCATGGCCGCCGCGATCAGCGATTCGATACGCTCATCCTCCTCGCTCCACGTGACCCGGAGGTGTTCCTTGGCCTCCACAACGGTCAGCGGATGTCCTGGCGCGGTGATGAGGCTCAGATTCCGATAAATGAGGCCGCCGTCCGCTACGCGCTCGTACATGGGGCCTCCTCCATAACCGCCGCCAGGTGCTCCCACGGCACGCCCGCCGCGATCTCCTCGAGGGTGTAACTCGTCCAGGCAAGTGCGTGCGCCCATGCCTCCCGCGCCGGCCGGACCACCGCGTCGAGCGCGTGCCCGGTCACGTCCCAGGCCATCGCCCCCTCCTCGAGCGTGACGGTCGGCACGCCAGCGAGGACCGCTTCCACCCCGGCCGTCGAGTTGAACGTGACGCACAGCGCGGCCCCGGCGAGGTCGCCGGCGAGGGTGCGCTCGGGACGGTGTACCATGGGATGCGGCCGCACACGGACCTGGCGGCCCAGCGTGACGAGCTGCCGGACCATGTCCTGTATCCACGCCCCCACATCCAACCCGCCCAGCGCGCTATCTCCTGGGACCTGCCCGATCAGGAGGACGTACTCGCCCCCCGACCGCCAGGGCTCGAGGAGCTGCCCCCACCGCTCCCGCCACCGCGCCCCGCCATCGTCGACCTGCGCATACCGCCCGCGGCGGGCCAGGCCATCCCAGCCGCAGGACGCGTAGTGCATCCGGTCTGGCAGGTGGCCGCGCTCCATGACGAGCAGGTGCGGGCTCGCCTGTGCCACCGCGGACTGCTTGGCCGGCGCGCCCCAGATCACGGCGAAGTCGTGCGCGCGGATCGAGGGGGTGTCGTAGCCACCGTAAGCGCAGATGATGCCGTGCCGCTCGAGCCCCGCCCGCATGGCTTCTGCGTGAACGCGCTGGTGCGCGAGTTCAGGGTGAAAGTGCAGGACCGCCCTCAAAGATCCACCCGCCACGCTTCACTGACGTGCTCGCGCGCGTGGCCCTTGATCCACGTGACAGCGCCAGGAAACCACGAGCGAAAGAGCGCGTCCCATTCCTTGTAGGGACGACGATTGATATGTAACTCCTCTCCAATGGCCCGTTGCGAGGTTTCGTTGTTGGCGGTGATCAGAATATGCCGTCGCGCCACGCGCGCGAGCTCCCGACAGGCCAACTCGTCGTCGCCAGGAATGAGATGCTCGATCACATCGAACATGGTGACGACATCGAAGGCCTTATCTGGAAACGGAAGCGCGTGCACTTCACCCCGCACGACCCGCTCGCCGTCAATGACTGCGGGCACGACGTCAACGCCACGGACGGGCGCAAAGCCGACACGGGTCGCAATATCGAGCATCTCGCCGCGTCCACAGCCCACGTCCAGGAGGCTGCCGCGTGGGATTGCGGAGAGGTCGCGGAGGGTGTCGCGCATGCGGCGATCTCCCATGCGGTATTCGGAGACCGTATAGGCACGGACATATTTCTGATGCTCAATCGCACGTCGCGACGCTAGCGGAACCGCCAGCTCGGCCTCAAGCTCTGCCCGCGGGAAACTCCGCAGCGCCGAGCCGGGCGTGCAGTTGACGATCTGGATATGGGCCGGGAGGGATCGGGCGGCGTGGTCGAAGGCCGGGAGGAAATGCTCGTACTTGGCGTTGTTGCCCAGCGGCGCCTGGTGATCCCCAAAGAAGTGACGCCGCCCGTCGACGACTCGCATGTCGAACCCGACCAGGACGATCCGGGTCGCGCCGAACAGGATCGCGAGGTTAATCGCCTGGAATCCCGAGCAGTTACCGTAGTGGATCCGCGCGGGAGACTGCGAGAAGCCACCGGCGTCGATCACGCTCGCGCCGGCGACCATCCGAAGCCCGTAGCGCGCTGCGCAGCTCGCGTTGTCGGCCCCTGGTAGGCGCGGCTGATGGACGACCCACTTCTCCCCCGCAAAATCCGGGCAGCCCTGGTGCACGTCCCACCATTCCCCATCCCCAGCATAAAGCACATCGGCGAACGGCAGCAGGCGGTACGCATCGTTGACGGCAATGACGCGACGGCCACGACACCGCGCGGCGACTTCGGGTGTGAGTGAAGGCCCGCTGGCGGCGACGATACACTCGTGCCACCCGCGGGGGAGGACGGGCGATGGAGCGGCCGGCGATGTGCCGCCGGCCGCCACCATCTGCTGCTGTGTCACGACTACTCCGTCCGCAGGAACTTCGCGGCGTGGTTGTCCAGCACGTGGCCGCCTTCACGCCGACGAACGTAAAACCGGACGAAGCCGACGTTCGTCACGTTATCGCGCGTGATCCGCAGGCCGACGCGGTCCGCCAGGACGTAGGCGCGCCGCCAATCGCCGAGGGCGAGCGGGAAGGTCCCGGCACCGATCGCCGGCATGTTCTCCCAGATCTCCACCGGCCGGCCGAGCAGGACGTCGGGCGTGCCCGCCTGCAAGCCGGGCTGCCAGATGTACTGATTCGTGGTCTCCTTGAGCTTGCGGACCGCCGCGATCGTGAGCGAGTTGCCCACCCACGTCGAGCGCGACCGGTACGCCGAGTTCAGCGACGCCGAGAGGTCGATCAGCGAGTCGGCCAGGATCCCGGAGCCACCCGGGGTCAAGTCCGAGTTCACGAACTGGTAGGCGTTGGCCGAACGCTCCGGCGACGCGAAGTCCGCCGTCGCGACCGGCGCCGCGTTCGTCATGCCGGTCGGCTTGGACGTGCCGTTGCCGGAGATGACCGCCGTGCCCTCCTGTACCGCGAAGGCGTCGGCCACTTCCTCGGCCAGCCACTGGTCGACGTTGAAGAAGATGTCGTCCAGCGACCACTCCGACGCCTGCGGATAGGCGTAGAGCTCCCCGAACGTCGGGGCGCGCTCCCGGAGCTGCGACGTGAGCGTCGCCGTCCGCGTGCCCGTCTCGCCCACCCACCCGGCGGTGGTCCCGCGCTTCGAGACCAGCTCCTTGTAGTCCGAGGTGCCGCACTGCACCACCTTCACGAGCCGGCGCACGGGTGAGAACAGCAGCTCGAGGCGACCGATCTCGCGGCTGATCTCTTCGGGCACGGCGAAGCCACCCGGGGCGCCCGTCCCGATCGTGATGTCGCCGCGGATCGTCATCTCCTTGGCGAGCGACTGCAGCTTCTGCTCGTCGTTCGGGGACTGGCCCTTGTTCCGGAGCCACCCCGTGAACGCTTCGTGGTACTCGGACGCGCGCTTCTGCGACGGGGTCTTGCCCGGCTGGCTCGCCCGTGCCTCGAGCTCCTCGATCCGCTCCCGGTGCGCCTGCTGCTCGAGTTCGATCGTCTTCTTGAGTGCCGTGAACGCACTCAAGTCCTTCTCGATCTTCCCGAGCTTCGTGTCCAGCTCGGTGGCGCGGCTGACGTCGCCGTTCTTCAGCGCTTCCAGACGCTCGTCGTTCGTTTCCTTGAACGCTTCGAACGCCTTACCGATCTCGGTGATGGTGCGCGTGAGCGCGACCATCGACGTGTCGGGCTTGTCCATGGTGTGCGAACCTTTCTGTGTTGATGGCGCCGACACAGAGGTCGGCGAGAAAGGCCTGGGCCGCAGCGAGTGCTGCGTCCGGCCGAGGGTCCGCACCGCCATCGTCGCGAGGCAGTGTGCTCGGTGCATCAGCGTCACGCCGATGCCACTTCTTGAAGCCAGAGACCGCTGCAGCGGCCTCGCGGCGCGAGAGTCCTTCGTCGCGAAGGGCGGCTTCTAGGTCGCGCAATTCACCAATCGACAATTCGTCTTCGTCCTGGGGTGTGTACCGCAACCCCGCCGGCACGTGCTGGTAGATGCTCAGGTCGAACGGCAGAGCCCCCCGCGCCTCGGCTGGGGTCGCTTCCTCGACCGCATCCACGAAGCCGGCCTCCGCCGCTTGTTCGGCCGAGAACCAGGTCTCCTCTTTCATCCATGTCTCGATCGTCTCCACGTCGGCGCCCGTCTTGGCGCGGTAGGTGCTGACGATCGCGCCGAGGGCGATCTTGTCGAGCGTGTCGGCCATCTTCCGATGGAGATCGGCATCGCCGATCGTGACGCCCCACGGGTTGTGAATCATGAAGAACGCGTTCGGCGCGATGCGGACCTCGTCGCCGGCGAGCGCGATCACGCTCGCGATCGAGGCCGCCAGGCCGTCGATGTGCGTGATGATCTGCGCGGGGTGTTGCCGCAGCGAGTTGTGGATCGCCACGCCGTCGAACACGTCCCCGCCGGGGGAGTTGATCCGCAGGTGAATCGTGTCGGCATCAATCTGCGACAATGCCTGCGCGAACTCCTTGGCCGTGATCCCCCAGAAGCCGATCTCGTCGTACAGCAGCAACTCGACTGCGTCGTCCTTCGCGCGGACGATCGACGACGGCGCGCTCCGATGAAACGGACTCCGTTTCATGGATGCCTCCCGGCCGGTGCCAGCCGATTGCCGTTCCCGTTGCCGTTGGGCTCCGGTTCCGGCTTGGGCTCAGGCTCCGGATCCGTCCCTTGGCCGGACGGCCCCGTGTCCCAGTAGAGCTCGCCGCCCTCGTCGTCGCGCGGGTTCATGCCCTCATGCTCGCGCCACTCGTTGGCGTTGATCACGCCCGCCTGCCGCTGGATGTTGAGGCCGTCCTGGCGCGACTTGAAATCGCCGCGGAGAATGGCGTCCATGTTGAACCGGATGATCACTCCACCGTTGCGGTCCTCCGGCGTCAGGAGGTCCCGCTCCATTGCCGCCTCGAACATCCGCACGTAGCGCAGCACCACGCGCTGGACGAACTCGAGGCTCTGGTGCTCGATGTTCGAGAAGGTCCCGCGATCGAGGTCGCCCACCAGGTGGGGCGGCACGCCGAACGCGCCGGCGATGACGTTCCGCTGCAGCTTCCGCGTCTCGAGGAACTGCGCCTTGTCGTTCTCGAGCTTGATGGGGTCCGCGACCTCCATCCCCAACGGCAAGAGCAGGGCACTGAGGGTCTTGCCCGCCGAACCATGGCTGCGCTGAAACTCGTCGATGAATTGCTGCCGCCCGGCGGGGCTCTTATGTCCCGACGATCCGGTGGCGTACTTGAACACGAGCAACGGCATCGCGCCGTTGCCGAAGAAGGCGGCACCGAACCGCTCCGCGGCGATCTCAAGGGCAATGGCTTCCCGCACGTCCATGACGGGCGAATCCCCGAGCCAACCGTTGCGCGCGGGCCCGCGGACATAGTGCATCTGCGCCATCGTGCGCTCCGGCTCGGTCCCGACCCGGAAGAGCAGCTGCAGGTTGTCGTCCTGCTCCACTGTCACGCGACCCGGCGGGACCGCGATCAAGCGCCGGATCGGGCCCGTCAGGCCCCGCGCTTTCACCGCGAAGTGTCGGCCGTACCGGATCAACCAGCTCGTGGCGTCGAGCCAATACGTCACCCGGTCTTGGGTGTCGCTCGGGGCCGCCAAGAGCTTGGCTACCGGGTGGTTCGGCAGCGGCTCCTTCTTCGTTCGGGTACCGCTCGTCGTCTTCTGGAGCACGTGGACGGGCAGGGTCGAAATCGCGCCGGCCACGGCCTGCACGATGGCCTGCACCGTCGGTGCCTCCATCGCGGTGTCAGGGCTGACGGTGATCCCACTGATGGTCTGCATCATGGCATCGAGGCGCTGGATCAGCTGATCGAGCGTCAGCGTCCCCTCCGCCCGGAAGCGCGTGATCTCAAAGCCGAAGAGCTTCACAGCACCACCAGGGGCTCGTCCACGTAGCCGAGCGATGGGGTGCCCTCATGCGCGACCGACAACGCCATCGCGAGCGCCACCATGCCGTCGATCCGGCCGCGGCTGCGAAGCTTGTCGAGCTTCCGGCCACCGGCCTCGTCGCCCTTCACGACGGCGTTCGCCGCGCACATCGTCAGCACCGGGTGGTTCCCGTGCCGCAGGACGCTGTTCAAGAGCGCCGTCTCGAGCGTCCGCACCGCCGGCGTCATGTCCTTGAAGCCCTGGCCGAACTCGACGAACACGTCCCGCGGTATGAAGCGGTCGCCGCGTACCTCCACGAGAAGAACGGCGATCTCGAACTCGCTGCCCGCCTCTATGCCAACGCCGCTCGCAACGCACCCAACCTCGCAGAACGCG